GTCATCTGCGCATCCGACGGCGACCACGCCAACGGGATGACCTGGGTGCCGGCCGGCAGGATCGCGGGCTGGCGGCCCGGGCCGAGATACTTGGCCATCCAGTCCACTTTGGCCTCGTCGGCCTCGAGCTGGCCCAGCCGCGGGTTCGGGGTGATGACCGCCGCCGACGGCACGGCGCCGTCGGCGAGGTTGCGCCGTTCGTACTCCTCCTGCATCGCGACCCGGTCGAGTGAGGCCAGGTGCTGCTCGACCACGCCGACACCGCGGGCGGGGTTCGACCGGTCCGCCGAGCGCTTCACGTGCACCACATCGTCGCGGCGCAGCTCCACCCCGCCGACGAGGTACTTGGCGTTGGTCCAGTCCCGGTCTACGACCGCGATGTCGATCCAGGCGGCGGGCACCCAGACCGAGGCCGCAGGCCAGTTGCCTGGCCCGCGGACGGTGATGTAGTTGACCGCGTTGCCCTCGCACAGGTAGTCCTCGACCTGGCAGCCCACGAACCAGGACCGGGCGCTGTTGGGGTCGGGCTGCTCGAGCAGCCGCGGCCGCGGCAGCGGGGTGATGCCCTTGTAGGCGTCCATCGGGGCCTGGGAGATCTGCCCGGCGATCACCCCGACCGCCTTGCCCACGGCCGGGATCCGCATCGCCGAGCGCACGTCGTACACGGCCGGTGTGCTGGCGAGCGCGGCCGCCTCGTGCGGCCACACGACCCGGTTCCACGGTTGGGTGATGGCTGGCCCGTCGAAGGGCGCGCCGCCGGCGGCCGCGCTGCTGCGCCCCAGCCTCGTGCGGCCGCGGCGGCGCGGGCTCATAGGCCTACCGGATCTTGAACCTGATCGGCGGCGGTGTGTGGTCGTATGCCCACAGCGCCAGCGTAGCGGCGATGATCGGCGCGACCAGCGCATCTTCGACGCGCCGCCCCCACAGCCACCGGTCGCCGACCTCCCGTTTGATGACCGCCTCGGCCGCGGTGTCCATCGCCGGGTGCGGCCGGTAGCGGGTGGTGCGGTCGGCCAGGCCGCGCAGGAACCGGGGTGCGGCCGCGGTCACGTCGTCGAAGGTTGCCGGGTGCAGGTCCAGGCCGGTCAGCAGGCACTCGTCGCCGACGTCGCCGGCGGGGCCCTTCGGGTCGTACCAGACCGCCCACGGGTCCAGATTGCGCACCAGCTCGGCCAGCCGGGCCGGCACCCACGACACACCGGGTCGCACGTCGAACAGCTCGACGTGGCCCACCCCGAGGGCATCGCGCCAGGCGCCGACGATCGCCGCCGACGCGCCGTCGATGTCGGCGTCGAGAGCGAGCGCCAGTTGCCCGCGGCCGGGCAGTACGGCGACCGCATCGGCGGCCAGCGACCAGAGGATGGCGGGGATGGCCCGGTCGGTGGTGATGCCGGTCCACCGGTTGCCGTAGGCGCGGGCGAACTCGTCCGGGCTCATGAGGGCGGCGGCGTCGGCCAGGGCGCGGGGGCGCAGGGTGTAGCCGTTGGCGGGGTGCGCGCGGGCGACGGCGGCGAGGTCGGCCGGGTCGACGTCGTCGGCGATGCCCCACTCGAGGTAGGCCATGCCGGTGGTGGCGCCGGCCTCGGCGGCCAGCCGGCCGGCGTCGACGAGGCCCTTGAACCAGGTCGACTTGTAGTTGCCGGCCGCGCTGAAGATCCACAGCTGGCCGTCGACGGTGGCGAAGGTGGGCACGATCGCCTGCAGCAGCTCGTCGCCGCGGACCTGGTCGAAGGTCCAGGCCTCGTCGATGTTGACGAGGCGGTTGCTGGTGGAGTGCAGGGCGTCGTCGGACGGGGCGAAGATCGCATAGGCGGAGCCGGTGGGGAACTCGATGGCCTCGGATCCGTTCGACTCGCGGATCTTCGTGAATGGCGGCCGGAACGGTGAGCGGCGTACCCGTTTGGCGAGCTTGAGCAGGGTGTCGCGGGCGTGGCGGCGGTCCTGCTGGGTGTACCAGCACGAGGCGTCGGGTTCGGTCAGGCAGACGTGGGTGGAGTTCGAGCCGGAGAGCACCGTCTTTCCGGCCTGGCGTTGCACGGTGATGACCACGATCGGGTGGGCCAGCTCGCCGGTGACGGGGTCGATCTCGCGGGCGACGTCGATGGTCTGGTCCTGCCAGGGCATGAACCGCCAGCCGAGCGCGCCGGCGACCTTGGCGACCTTGCGCCCGTAGGTGGGTCGGGTCGGGTCACGGGGTGTTGCCCACCGCGGCGCCGCCGGGGTCGGGCCGGCCGAGGTCGGCGAGGAACCCGGCAAGCTCGCCACGGTGTGCTCCTCGAGCGGTCGGGTCCAGCCGTAGGCGGGCCAGGGTTTCGCGGAGCTCGCCGGCCAGGCGGGCGGTCACCCACCGGTCGTCGGCGCCGGCGGCCCCGTCCAGCGATGCCGCGAGAGTGCGGGCGAGCGCGACGAGGCCGGCGTCGAGGGTGCCGATGGCCTTGTCGGCCTGGGCGGCGCGGACGGCCTTGTCGACGGCGAGTTCGACGCGGCCCTTGCGCGGCTTGCGCGGGTCGAACAGGGCCGGCTGGTCGGCGGGCCGGCGGGGCACGGGCTAGGGCTGGGCGAGGATCATGCCGAGCCCGATCGCGGCGACGATCGCGGCGAGCATGATCAGGATCGTGAGCAGGCCCAGCGCGCGGCGCAGCCCGGCGGGCTCGACGGTGCTGCGTTGGGTGTGCTGCAGATCCTCCAGCTGGTCGGCGATGTCGGCGAGCTGGGCGGTCACGGCAGGGGCGAAGCCGTTGGCCAGATAGCCGGTGCGGTCCAGCGTCACCTTCTGCGCGCCGCCGGCGCTGTACCTGGCACCGGACGGGTCGATGTCGTACTCCCAGACGTCCTTGGCGCTCACGTCTTCCCCCTTCGCCCGCGCGACGATGTCGGGCTTCTGCGCTTTGATGTTGTTGCCGGGGCACTGTGAATGGCCCCAGTTCTGCCCGTTCTCGGCACCCATGCTGTGGTGCCCCAGGCCGCGCCCGTCCGGGCTGTCACACACCTGCAGCGGCACCCCGTAGACCTGGTTGGCCCTGGCCAGGATCCGGGCGCTGGCGTCGAGCTGGGCCTCGGTCAACGGGTCGGGTACGAAGCCTTCGTTTTCGATGCTCAGCCAGTGCCCGTTGCCGGCGGCCTGGGTCCAGGCGGTGATGTCGGTGTCGACCATCTGGGTGATCCGGCCGTCCTTGGCGACGATGAAGTGACTGGACACGTTGGCGCTCGGGTTCATCTGCCAGGCGATGGTGCCCTCGTAGTAGCCCTGCGCGATGTGCTCGACCACGCCGCGCTGTTCGATCATCGGCCCGCCCGTGTTCGGGCAGCCGTACTTCGGGGTCGCGATGTCGGTCCACCAGCCCACGTCACACCTCCAGCAGGGTGCGGTAGCAGCGATGGCACCGCATGCCGAACCGGAGCTTGCCGCCGAGCTGGCCACAGGCCAGGCAGGCCCGGGACCGGGTGACGCGCCCGCCCATCGCCTTTCGACGCGGCCGCTTCGGTGTCCGCCCCGACGGCGGGTCCAGCGGCATGCCCAGCCAGATGCGGACAACATCGGCGAAGGCCCGCCGTTCGTGAACGTCGAGCGGTCGGCCGCTGGGTACGATCCGCTCCCGCACCCGGGGCATGGCGAACATCGGCAGCACCGGATCACGATCGGTGTCGGCGTGGTCGGTCAGGCTCAGCACGGGTCCAGCCAGACCAGCTCGGCGCCGTGCGCGGCCAGGCCGGCCGCCAGATCCCTCTGCGTGCCGAGCACGAGGACCATCCGTTTCTCGCCGCGCCACCGCAGACCCTGCATCCCGTCCGGGAAGCTCACACCTTGGCCGATCACTCCCCCGTCATGGCGGACAACGAACCGTCTCAAGCTCAGTCTGTCCTTAATGGACGGATGTAGACGCGCTTTCATTCAAACCTCTCAATTATATAATTCATCTCGCCGGGATCCCCCCTACCCGGGAGAGATATCGACAAGCGCGGGCTGTCCCCGCCTCCTGGTCCTCACAAAAAACCGGCCCGTGCCTCACGCCTTGCCTCCGAGGCCGAGGACGACAGCAGTGTGGGCGGGCAGCACATCCATACGTACCGAGTCGGGCAGCAGGACCGGCAGCGGGGTGAGGTTGGTCCACACATGTACGGCCTCGCGAGCGTCGAAACCCACATAGCCCACGGCGATCGGGATCTCAGTCCCGTCGACCAGCACGGCACGCACATTGGTAGGTGGTTGGGGATTCATCGGTACTCCTCGGGCCGGGGGTCGCCGGACCCGCTCGGTCCAGACCATGCGGGTGACGAGCTCGGGGTCGCCGGGCCCGCGCCGGGGTTGGCAGCGAACGGTGCGGGCCCGGCGAGCTCTATGGGGTTGTGCATGATCGTGGCCTGGCAAGTGCAGCTGCTGTCATGGAAGCTCAGCCGCAAGGGGTCTATGCCGTACGTGCGGTAGAACCAGAACACGCAGATCGGCCCGCGCAATGTTGGACTGCACAGCAACCCGTCGACAGTCAGCCACTCACCACGCGTGCGCTGTACCCGATGCCCACACCACCGGCAGCGCATCATCACCGGGCGTCTCCTTTGTGGATCGCGTTCTTGCGGTTGGCTGGTCATGACTCGGTCCAGACCATGCGGGTGACGAGCTCGGGGTCGCCCTGGTAGGCCGAGCTGGCCACATTGTGGACGGCCTCGAGGAAGCTGAACCGGCCCGCGCGGGCACGGTCGGTGGTGTAGCCGAACCCGGCCGGGGCCCACCAGGCCTTGTGTCTGCCCGACCACAGCAGGTACACGCCGTCGTACTGGGCCAGCAGGTGCGCCATCAGATCCCGCGCGGTGACGGTCGTCACGGCTTCTCCCTCAGCAGGATCACGCCGAGCAGGAATCCCAGCACGACGACGGCGAGCAGCCAGAACGCGGCCTTCAGCGCCCAGGTGTTGTCGTCGTCGGTGTTCTCCAGGTGGTCGCACCGGTCGTCGCAGTCAACGTGGTGACGGTGGTGTGGCTCGTGGCGGTGCGTCATGGGTGCTCCCGGGTGATCGTGTCTATCCAGTGCAGGGTGTCCGGGGCGGGGCAGGGCCACGGTTGGTGGCAGGTCAGGCAGACAACCCACATGTCGCGGTTGTTGAGCAGCTTCGCCGAGCGGGGCCAGTGCCCTTCGGCGGGCGTGGCCTGTCCTTTGGTGATCGGCGGCAGCAGCCCAGCATCCCGGGCGGCGCGGATGTACCGGCCGGTGTCGGACCGGGTGAAGCCGAACTCCTCCTGTACGGCCCTGGTCGGCGGCTGGTGGTCGTGAACGGCGGTCAGGTACGCCACCGCCAGTTGGCGCAGGTCGACGTCGGTCATGGTGTGCCCTTCGACTTGTGGCCGTTGTGCAGCGGCACGAACCGGGAGCCGACCAGCCGCCACCGGCAGCTGACGTTGCCGGTGTAGAGCGCCTGGTCGGACAGTGCGATCGGCCGGCCGCAGGCGCAGCGGCGGGCCGATGCGACCCGGTCGGTGAGCGCGGCGAGGGCCATCGCCGGGCCGAGTCCGGTGGCGGTGACCCGGTTGCCGATCGCATCCCACGCCGAGGCGGTCCAGCCCGGGCCCCTCGCGGCGGTCCACTCCAGGTGCAGGGCCCGCACGCCGGCCTGGCTGAGCAGGTGCGCGCAGGCGGCCCACATCGGCGTGTCCGGCGGCCCGCCCATCACCGGACCGCCCACACGTGCTCAGGGTCAGGGTCCGGGCAGGTGCAGTCGGGCATGGCGCGCCGGCACGTCGGACAGGCCGCCACGATCTGCCCGTCGCGCGGGTCGACCGGATGCTGTTCGGCGGCCACGTCGAGCAGATGGTCGAGCCGGGCGAGCGGAAGCCCGACGGCCTGCGCGACCCGGCTGAGCTCGACGACCAGGTCGGCGAGCATCGTCAGGTGGATCGCCGCATTGATCTCGCGGCGCTCCTCGCCGCAGGCACAGTCGCCGATCAGGCCGAGTACGAACACGGGCTGACCGTTTTCGGTCGTGGCGCCCTTCATCTGGGTCACGCCCATCGTGTCGGCGAGCAGGAGGTGGCTGAGGTCGGCGTACTGGAAGACGTAGGGACGGTCGGACATGGATGGTCCTTCGGATTCACGGGGTGGTGCCGGCGCACGGTGCCGGGTCTGCCGGGGGTCCGCGGGGCAGGCCGGCGTGGTCAGCCGGGTGCGGGCCGGTGACCTCCCGACGTCGGTACGGGTCCGGGTCCGTCGATGACCGCCGCGGCGGTGCCGGGCCGACGGGATCACGTTCGCCGTCCGGACCGGCCGACCCGGCTTGTGCCCGTCCCGTCCCGTCCCGTCCCGTCCCCGCGCGTGAGGTGGTCGGACCAGAGGTCGACCTGTTGGTCGACCCGTTGGTCGGGGCGTTGGTCGACCCGTTGATCGGGCGGTTGGTGTGCGGGGTGGTGGACCGGCTGGTCGGCGCCGCCGCGCCAGGGAAATGGGCGTTGTCGGGCCCGGACGCGGGGAGCTGAGGACCCGACGCCGACCAGCCGGCGTCATCACCCGTCGGGAAGGCAGGTACCGGACGGGTGACGGATTCAGTTGAGGGTTCATCTGCCGGTGCGGGCAGCAGATCCATGCCGGCCGCCTCGGGGGTGCGCCGGTTCTTGCGCGAGTTGCACGACCGGCACGCCACGACCAGGTTCGCCGCCCCGTTGGCCAGCGCCGGGTCGACGTGGTCGAAGACGAGGCCGCGGCCGCCGACCCGGTCGGCCCACTTGGTGAGCTCCCCGCAGTAGCGGCACAGATCGCGGTCCCGGCGGCGGACCGCGGCGTGCAGCTGGCGGTCCTTCAGCTCGGCCTTCTTCGCCCGGTCGACGTCGTACTCGTCCTGGGTCGGGTTGTAACGCAGGTAGTCGTGGGCGTAGAAGGCCATCCCGTCGGGCCAGCCGATGCCCTTCATGCACTCGCACATCTGGCCCGGAATATGCAGCAGCCCGCGGGCGACGAACTTCTCCAGAAGTGCCCCGCGCAGGTGCCGGCGCACGATCAGTTCTGGCAGGTAGCCGTT